TCGACGCTGGAAGAGAGATCCAGCACTTTAACACTCAACGCTTTTCTTCAATATTGCAATATTGAAAGAATGGCATTTGCTCAAAAGAGCTCCGAACATGATTATGGATTTATGGATGTCTTAAGGTTGCAACCCGACACCGAATCTATTCTCAAGCTTGTAGAGCGGCGATTTGACACCAAAATCGCTCCCTCAATTGTTAATTCGACCCTCAAGTACGCTTTGAGGAAGTATACCAACGAATGTGTGCTTGGTGACGATCAATTTCGTGAAGTCGCCTTTCATAAATTCGTTGAAGGAATACGAAACAGTTCTTCGGTAAACGCATTGGCTCAACATCTGTTTGCAAACAGAGTTGTTTACCCTCAGAATTGTGTAACTATTCCGAAGGCGATCCTGCCTTTGTTTGTTGCCCTTTATAATCCATCTTGTTTCGCTGCTTGGCGAAATAATTTCCCCAGTTATGATATCAATTTGTCAACTTGTGGTTTTACTTTGGACTACAATGTCAAAATGTTTGAATCTGCGGTAGCTCACGGTCGTACGCGAAAACAGACCCCATGCGTGCTTCCGGCGTGGTACAACAGTCCTTCACCTCGTTTTGCCAAATTTTCAAAGAAAAATCTCAGTGAATTGGTACAGAAAAGTACTAGATCTTCCGTTTACTATGATCTATTAGTACACGTTGCCCTTGCAGTACATTGCGAAAACATGTTAGACATCAAAAAGACTAGCTCTGACGCCCGTATCTTGCATCTCATTTCCGAAGGATGGAAGCCTACTTTTGTCCCTTCTGCTATGTGGTCCAATCCTCGTTCGGTTTACCATTGTGATGGTACTGAATGGAGAGTTCCTTGTGTATCATCCATACAGAAGAGTTTATCATTGTATGCTTCTGATCAGGCTCAGGCCCACGGAATATTTTCCTCTAAAAATGGTGAGACTCAATCTATCGTCGGAACTTTGTTCTTCAAAGCAATGAGTTTGTGGTCTACCATGTCTTCAAAATTTACTGCCTTCTTTTCCAGTTGCCGACAATACATTGATGAAAGTATTTTACAGATTGGGAGGAATTCTATCGATGATTACATACTAAACCAGGCGAAATATCTGAAATATTTCTGTGGTTTGGTCATGCTCCTCTTTGGAATTGTTCTTATTTTCATTGATTGGAAGTTGTTTACTGCTTTTTTATCTATGGTAGTCGCCTATCTTGGTGTAACTAGTTCTTATTTTCAGCGCATTGTTTTGGCTTTAGCCAATTTCGCCTCTTGTCTTGCCCGCAAGGGTGTTACCTTAGTCAAAGATGGCAATATCGTCAATCTCGCTTTTCCGAGTTTCGTTGGGGCTGCGGTATATGTAGCTCTATCCGCCTCATTTGGTCTTTCAGTTGATCCTCTCGTTGCTCTTGCTCACGGTGAATATTCTATGCCTTCTTGGACTTCATTGCCTCAAGGATGGTCTGCAGTATTTTCCCTCATCGAAAAAATTTTTGTTTATGCTTCCAGCTGGTTCGAACGTATGTTCTATGGTTTCGATTCAGTTGGTTTTGATGTTGAGCAGAACAAGATTATGTCTGAAGGATACAAAATTCAAGAAGATATCGTTAAGGATATTGACTCATTTGCTCAAAACAGGAATAGCTGCGAGGCATTTCTGAGAGTTCGAGCTCAGTTGGTTGCGCTTGAATCTGGTTTACGTAACAATTCCAAACAGAGAAACATTGTTATGGGATTGCGCAGTCAACTTGACAAGCACGATTCAGCTTTGAGAGAACGTGGAGCTCTCGCTTTTCAACATGCCGACAAATCAACTCGCCCTGCTACTATCTTTATTGAAGGTCCCACTCGTATTGGTAAAAGTCGTTTAGTAAATCTGTTACACACTGACTTCTTCAACCGATACAATTCAGGATTTCAAAAGATCCAAGATGCAGTCTATCGCAGAACCACCTCGGAATTTTGGAGCGATTACAATTGTCAGTCTATCATCGATTTTGATGATTTTGGTTGTATGACTGATTCTGCTTCTAAACCGAATCCTAACTTTTGCGATTTCTTGAACCTGGTTTCTGACGAACCGGTTCCCTTAAACATGGCGTTCACTAAAGGAGGTGTGTTTAGTCGCGCGAAGCTTATTACAGCCAGCTTAAACAGAGAGCAGCGCGTTTCTTCCTTAGTCAATTCTGAGGCAATTCATTCTCGCAAGGATTTACATGTCCTAGTTTCTATCGATCATGCCAAAGCTCAAGAATATGGTTTGAAAGATTATGTTGTTGCAGTTGGAACCAACGCAAATCCTATTTATACTTTCGATGAGAGAACTGCCACGAGAGAGATTCGCTATTTTCTTACTAGTTTTCATGTTAAATATTGTTCCGATCGCTCTTATGTTGGTCGTGATTTGAACTTCCGTGAATTCATGGAACTTTACAGGAAAGTCACTGATGAACGCATGTGTCCTTCGGAGCATCGTATCAAGAGATTCAGTCCTGATGATGCCTTGGCCGCCTTCGACAACTTCGATCCTTCGAAATTCGGTGGGAAGAAAGCTGCGAATAAACCAAAACCTCAAAAACTTGAGCGCGATGATGACTATGACACGGAACCAGAAACACGTTTCGATCTCTATGAGCAAAACGAAGAAGACGAAATTTCTCCTGGTCCAGAGGCAGATGCTCTTGGCGTCACGTCCTATATTCGAAGCATGTGGGAGACTCTTAGTTCTGTTGGATTGAGTGAACCCACAAAAATTTCCCATAATTCTGGTCTTCTCAGTGACGACGAGATCAGCTTCTTCGAAGATGAAAAAGACGGAGATCCTGATACTTATACTGAACAGCTTGAGAAGCGCAAAGAAATTTTGAACGATTTCTTCATGTATGCCACTACCGCCTCTGCTTTTGTTACTGTTATTGGTTTAGTGGTTGGTGCTAAAGAGTTGTTCAACATTGCTCATGATTGGTATACTCAGCCTTCTCCCGGTCATGGAGGGATGTCCAATTCTAGTAGCGGACCTTCTTCGAAACATAGATCTTTTCGTTCCCGTATGTTTTTGAACAACAACTTCGGAAGTGATCAAGCCGATGAACCTAGAGAAGGCCGCGCAGTTGTTGGCGCCTTTGCTCACAGTTTGAACCTTGAACCGAAGGATGAATATGCTGCTCAACTCCTGGCCGAAAGAGGAGATGAAATCGACATTTTGCACAAAAACGAGGACGTTTTGGACCTTTACGCACATCACGTTTTCGGAATTCTTTGTACTAGTTCTACTGGTACTGTTTTACCTGGTTCTTTGTTGTCCGTTACAGGCAACTTTGTCATTGTTAATAAGCACGTTATTGCTGAGGCTGCAAAAGCCACACGTGTTGAGTTAGTGAACTGGGGTTCAGGCGAACAATTTGAGATTAATCTCAAACAGTTTCCTTACGCTGCTAAGGTTGACCTGTTAGACGATAAGCGTCGAGGAGATCTTATTCTCATGTCAATACCAGAATTAGGAAGCAAAAAGAGTATTGTACAACACTTTATTCCTACTGCTCAAATTGAGACAACATTCTCAGCTCTTATTGCGGCGTTTCCACTCAGCTATTACAAGTCGATGGATACAGTCGATGTCAAACCTATTTATTGTTTTGGTGCTAAAGTTGCAGAGCGCCCTACCCGTGTTACTGCGGATGGAGAACACTTCTTTCTCAGTGGACACTTGACTTTCGCACGATTATCTGAACCAGGCAATTGTGGTACACCTATCGTAAGAGCTTCGCGCAATGGCGCTATTATGGGATTTGTTTCAGCCGGAAATGCTGAGGAATCATATGCACAAATAGTTCCCAGGGAACTTCTTGAAACTGCCATAATTACCTTGAGAGACAAGGATATTTCAAATATGTTGCCAGAATATCCAGGTGATTTTAAAATGTTGGAACAAAATCACGTTGTTGCGGACAAGGTCAATAGTGTTATGGAAAGCCTTGGAAACGTTGAATCAGGTCGCCCTGACGTCAAGACGAAGTTGCAGCGAACAAAGTACAGCAATCAATTGGCAGAGACCTTTCCACGTATCAAAGTTCCCGCGAAGATGGTTCCATACATCAAGAACGGTGAGAAACTTATCCCCAGACAAGCAGCTTTCGCCAAGTTGCTAAAACCACAGGTTTCCCTTGATCCTGCCGATATTGAAAAAGGGAAAATTATTATTGAGCACGTCATCAATATGTGCCCTACTGAAGTTTCCAATCGCAAGAGAGTTTTGACTCCTCTCGAAGCCGTCAAACGAGACATTCTGCCGTGCATGAACAACATCGACTTTTCTTCTTCTCCCGGTTATCCTTGGTCTAAAAAGATAACTAGCAAGCGCGATCTCTTCATTTTTGACAAGACCACAGGAGAGGTCACAGGACTCACGCAAGATCTTCAAGAAGCGTTGAACCAATTCGTGCGAGATGTTGAGAAGCGTAAAGCTCCAGTCTTGGCTTTTATTGATACTTTGAAAGATGAACTTAGACCGGAAGCTAAGGCGGAAAGGCCAAGATTGTTCAGTGTTGGTTCTGTCGTGTTGTTAATTCTGACCCGCATGTATTTTGGCACTTATTTCTCAGCCTTGAGATCCAACAAGATTCGAAACGGAATCGCAATTGGAACCAACGTATACTCCAAAGATTGGCAAAAATTGATGAGCCACATCACTGATCATACTGAGTGTGAAAATCCGAATTTCATCTGTGCTGACGCTGCCGATTTTGATGCTAGTCTTCGAGCGTCTTTCACTAAGCACATATTTTCATCCATTATTAAATGGATTGGCGATGATAGCAAAATTAACAACGATGTTAGATGGGCCATTGCCAATAACATTTGTTACTCCGTTCATTTCAGTTTGACTGATGCATTTGCTTGGCGAGGAGGAAATCCTTCCGGATGTCCTGTTACTGCTGAGTTAAACTCTCTTTATTCTGTTTTTGCAATTCGTTTTGCCATGGAACACACTCTTGGTCGACCTTATACTTTTGACGAAGTACGGATGTGTACTTATGGAGATGATCAAATCATTGGTCTGCATCCGGAAGTTACAGCCAAATTTTCAACTGAGAAATTTGCAGAAGGTTTTTCACGTATCGGCATGACTGTTACTAATGCTGATAAAAGTGGACCTCCTTCTTTGATTAAATTTGATGACTGCGAATTTCTTAAGCGGAAGTTCGTGAACAGAGAAGGTACAATTGTAGCCCCTTTGGAACAATCTACCATTACTGACATGGTCCATTGGAACCGCACTCGATCTGATGCCGAGGTGTTTCAACGTGTTCAGATGTCACTTGTTGAAGCTTCTCTTCACGATGAACAATTCTTCAAGAAGTGGCAAAAGATACTGGTTCCTTTGGTGAAACGCCATTATCCTCTTATTCCCCAGGATGTGAAGGAGAATCTTCAATCGTCCTATTCCACATTTTTTTATCAAGCGCTTCAGCAGGGTGAACAACCTTTTGCTGATGTTCTTCGGCCCTATTGGGCCATCTAGACCATCATGTCTATAAACTGTGTTCCTGACGGCGGCGTCCATCAGCACGTCAGGACTGCCAAGAGGACTTTAACTAGCTTAAGTCGATATTTCGCCTCTTGTAAAATAATCAACAAAATTCGACATGGACTAAGATGTTTGCGAATTAATCCTATCGCAAATGTGACAAACAGGATTTCTATTAATACTAATGATACTTTATCTCATCCGGGACTTGATCCCAATTTTTCCTCTATTTCTGAAAATTCAATTTCTTCTTCTTCTACTTATTCTACTAATGATAACGCCTCGACTTCACGCGTTTCTTCTGCTTATAAACGTTCTTCTCTTTTTGACAGACACCAATTAACAACTTTTCACGACAATAATATATCATCTGCTTCAAGTGGACGCGTGGGCGCCATGCGACCTTTCAATTCCGCTATGGATGAATCAAAGAGCCACGACATCTCTGCATTCTTGGCAAGACCTCATCGTTTAGCTACTGTTACTATTGACAACGCTACTGGTTTTATTGGCTCTTACAATCTTAACAATTTCTTTTCTATTGCGTCAGTTGCTAACAAAATAGCTGGCTTTAGATTTGTCACTTGTGATTTTCACGTCAAAATTATGGTTAATGCAAATCGATTTTCTTACGGACGTATAATTGCAGCCCATACTCCTTTTGGTTCTTCTCTGACGTTCAATCGGTTGGTTAAGACTTCCGAGACACCACTACTTACCACCTTTCCTTATATTGATATTGATATAGGATCAAATGAAACGGGAACTATTGATGTTCCTTTTTGTGATGGTTACATGTGGTCTAGCTTGACTGTTAACACTTTTGATTACAGTCAAGTTGATGTAAGAATGCTTTCTCCTTTTGTTGGAACTACTGGAGTTGAAAATGCGACTGTTTCTGTTTTCGCTTGGGTAGACAATTTACAACTATCTATTCCTGTTGCACATGGTGATGTGTCAGAAATTGACACTAAGAAGAACAATGTTGTCCGGCCCGCTGTCGAGGCGGTCCGTGATATTTCTGGAGCTTTAGTGAATGTCCCCATTATTTCAGAGTTGGCACAAGGAGTCCACTGGGCTTCTTCGTTAACTGATAAGGCTATGAGTCTTTTTGGTTTTTCTAAACCTATCAATGCTAATACTAATACATTCATTACTAATGTTCCAGCCAAAGGCTTCACAAATTCTGAAGGAGTTTATGACGGAGTTACTTTATCTTTGCGTCCAACCAATTCTATTACTAGTTCGCCCATTGCTGATTTGTGTTCAGAAGACCCCATGAGTTTTCCTTACTTTTTCTCGAGATTCCAACTTACTAACTCAATCGTTTGGAACACGACTGATCTTCAAGACACTATTCTTCACAATCAGCGAATCGGAACTATGTTCGATGATGCTAATTCCTATTGGTATGGACTTGCCAACGGTTTCGCTCTTGAGCGCGGAGGAATATTAATTCGCCTTTCAGTAGTAAAGAACGCATTTTATTCTGGGAGACTATCTCTAGAATTTGCTACTGACGGTCTCACTCCGTTCACCTTCAATGCCAACCAATCTTCAATTGTATGGGATGTGTCTGAAAATCGTGAGATTTACATTCGCATTCCTTACGTTGCACAAACCCGTTATACTCCAACCGCAGGTAACGACTTTAGAGGTAGGTTTATTTTGCGCGTTATTAACGAGCTACGCGCTGAAGACACCATGCCTCAATCCGTACCTATTTTGATGTTTGCCTGCCCAAATGTCGATTATTCTTTCGCTTGTCCGAGTAATTATACTATTGCTTTTCCTCACGGTCTTACAGACCAAGACACTCATGCTCTTACTAGAGCTGAAGTTTCTCAGCGGGCTATACCCCTGCTTGATGTCCCGTTACAGGACCACAATTCTGAAGCAATAATCATAGGAGAACCACTCCTTTCGCTTCGCGATTTGATTAAAAGACATACTTTCCTACTTTCTTCATCATTTTCTAGTATAACTCTAGATCCTTATTATTTTGACCCTTCAGTATATAACAACAATTCGGTCCATATAATGTCTAGTTTCTTTGGCTTTTTCCGAGGAACTATGCGTTATATGTTTGTTGTTACGCAACCACCGACAGACGCTTCTGGAAACTCACCTGCTGAGTATCTTTTACGTTCTTTCTTAACTTACACTTCAGCAGCCAATTCTGCTCCAGCGTTCAATTCAGCTCCTGTCTATGCATCTGTGGGCGGTAATTGCAGCTTGACTCATTTTACTTTGAATAATCTCAACCGTACTCACGAAGTTAGTGTTCCATACTATTGTAGTATCGATCGATTCCCTATCGGTCTTTCTACTTATATTGGTGACATTCTTTGGCCCTTACTTCATTTGAGAGTGGAGTATGACACTGTTACTTATGTCAATCCTCCTACGGTAGAGGTTTATCAATCTTGTGGAGATGATGCAACTTTTTCATTTCCTCGTAGCTGCGGC